AGCACTTGATTCAAAGCCTGCTGCAATTGCTGGCGGTCTTGCTGGTGGTTCTCTTATCGGTGGTGCAATCGGTAAAGGGTTAGCTGGTCTTGGCGGTCTTGCAGCTCCTATCAGTGGTCCTCTCGGTTGGTTAGTAGGAGCAGGAATTGGTGCCGCTGCTACAAGAGGTTTAGGTAAAGGTCTTAAATCTGCAAGTGATTCTCTTCAATCTTAAATAGGATAGGAGGGACTCAAGATGATAAGATTTAAGCAGAAAGAGTTCTGGATAGGTGCAGCTTTGAATGCAGTTGGTATTGGATCTTCGCTACTTGGATTAAAACAAGGACAAGAACAGAATGAACAGTTAGAAGAGAATGCAAGACAACAAGCAGAGCAGATGAGAAAACATGACGAACTACTCCAGGAACAAAATAGAAAATTAGATAGGATTGCAGAACGTGCCAAACAAAATCCAGAAGCAGCTATTGCATCAGCTAGGGCAGTGGCTCAGAAGGAGTTTGGAACGCCTATGTCTGTTCTAAGACCACTAGCTAAAATGAGATCAGGACTTAATAGCGTAAAAAACTTAGGTTCTAATGTATTTAAGGCTGGCGGAATTGAACTAGGTAAGGGAATGGCTGAAAATGTTGCAACGGGAGTTACAATGGCTGCTGCAGGTTATGGTGTAGGAAAGGCAATACAACATAATATGAAGAAGGAAGGGCTAGATCTTGATAGTAATGGAAATCTAACTCAGAAATCTTATGGAGTTGTTGGTGAGTTTGGAAAGAATCTAGCAAAGGGACTTAAGAAGAAATCTACATGGGCTATGGCAGCCGGATTTACAGCAGTCCCAGCTTATATGGGATATATGTCCAATAAACAGCAACTTAAAGATCAAGTAGGTGCAACTCAACCTACACAACCTACTACACAAGATCAACCAGCACAACAAAGATCTTATGCAATACCTGGATCAATTATGAAAGGTATTAGTAAGTTAAAACCAAGCTGGTGGGATTTTAAAAAATTTAGAGCTCATCCAGGTCAAACATTGTCAGGTTTTGGCGCTAATGTTGCCAGTTTTGGAATGTTAAATACTGACAAAATAAATAAGTTTGGTAAGACGTTAGAGAAACTAGGTACAGGTGGAGCAGTAAATGGTATAAAAGGCGTTAAAAGTGATGCTGCAGTTAAGGCAGGACAGTTTATTCAGAATCACAAAACTCTAGCTAATACTGCTGGAATTGCTGCAGGTGCTGGTTTGGCTAGTGCAACATGGGATGGAAGTCAGAAACTAGTAAATAAGATAGGTAGGACTGTAGACCCTGGTGCATATAAATATCAAGATGCTCAAAATAAGAAAGTAGAGCTTCAGCAACAACAACAAACTCAATAATTATGGCAAGATATAAACTTAAGAGGAAAACTTATACGGTCTGGGATGAAACAGATAATCTCAAACGTATGAAAGATGCTGATATTCTTGCTGAAAAGAAAAAGAAAACAACAGATTATGGAACTGTTGCTAGAAATGCCACAATTGCAGGTGTAGCTGGTGCAGGATTAGGTATAGGTGCTGGTGCAGTTAAAGGCCTGATTAAACCTGGCGTCAATTCTGCTGGGAGACAGTTATCTAGGTTATCTGCAATGGGTTCCAGTGCAGCTAAGTTAGGTAAAATAGGTGCTACTGTAGGTGCTATAGGTGCTGCAGCTAGTGCATATAAGAAAGCAAGTGAGAAGGCTGCAGAAAACAACTTCTATAATCAAAGTTTTAGTAATGTTAAGAAGGGCGTAAGTGAATGGGCAAGTAGAAATCCAAATACAGTCAAGAACTTAAAAAATCCTTTCATGGTAACTAGTACGGTAGGGCTAGGTCTAAATGTTGCTAATACTGTAAATAATAGAAACCGTGATAATAGTAATAGAGAGTTCAGGCAGAAAGAAATAGATGCCCTTAGTAAATTAACTAATCAACTTAGTAAGACAAGTAATTCAGTTAAGAGCTTAGATAACGAAATTAAATCAACACAGGTAGCAGCTAAACCTGAGCCAAAGCTTAAATTCACTAAGAGAAGTAATGGTTTTGGCAGCTACATAACACTAGGAACTAAAAATAAAAATAATTAATTATGACAACTAATGATTTTATTACAACAGCAGACCCTATCAGCTTAGTTAACTTTGTAATGATTAATGCAGAGGGTGAGAGAGATATTAACTACAAAGCTTTAGATCTAATTGGTAAGAAAGATTAATAATGGCTAAGGAAGTTAATGACTACTTGACTATTGCAGATACAGAGGGTCTATTAGCTATTGGATTTAACGCTGAAAGTGATAGACCTCTTGTTTATGATGCAACAGATCTCATAGGTACTAGAGGAGATAATAATTCTACTAGTAAAGGCCAAGGCGATAGTTATGAACATGGAAGTGGTGGAGAAGTCTTTGATAGGTTGAATGGAAGACAGAAAACTCCAGGTTCAGAAGATAATAGTCATTCAGAGGTAGGATAATACTATTAGAATTAAGTAACTAGTTCTACTTTAAAAGAAAACAATATGATTAAGTTTAGACAGAAAGACTTTAGTAATTATATTGTTAGTGATGCAATAAAAGGTGCTAGCTTAGGAGCAAGTGTTGGAGCTCTAGCAAATGGTGCAGGTAAGGTAATTCCAAAGTTTAAAGACGGTAGAGTTTTAACTGGCGTAGGTGCTATTATTGGTGCTGCACTTGGGGCTTTAGTAGGTACAGTAAGACAAGTAAACGAGCACTATAGTAGATCTAAGGTTGATGATAGGTTATTAAATCCTATTGTCCATGATCTACTTAGGCAGGGTTTTAGGGAGAATATAGATTTTACCAGAGATCCAAAGACAGCCAATAAACTTAGTACTAAGGTTTGTCTAGTACTTAATTCTAATGGCTCTGATTTTAGGATCTTAGTTAATACTGTAGATGATCCAGATCTTAAGAAGCTTACTAAGGTACTAACTAAGAAGTTGAATGCTGCAGAAGTTAGTGAAAATTTTGCAACTAATAAATATAACGAAATACAAATATCAACTATAAAAAATACTAAGGAAAACCTAAAAACAGCTCTGTATATTATCAAAGGTTTTATACAAGGTGGTTATCCTACATATATGGTAGAAGTTGGTTAATAATATAAAATTAATAAAATGGCACAATGGAAAGAAACTCGTGAACCATATGTAAGAGTTCATGAGAAAATAAAAACTGCCCCTATTAATCCTACGGCGGGTGAAGACTTGATTATCGGCGGTGTAATTATCTCTGATGCAGGACCTTCAACTCCTACATTGATTACTGGTCAGGCAGATTTCCTCTCTACATATGCATCACAGGATCTAACTAAGAAATATGTTGAATCTCTGAATGGTCTATATAAGGGGGATGATTTAACAATGGCAGAAACTATGTGGCTTAATGCTTATAGATTAGCAGGTTCAAATAATCTTTTAATTGTTCGTGCATCTAAGGCTGATAATATTTCATTCTCAAGGCCACTCATTAAGGACGATAATAGTTCATATATTCTTCGTGATGGTCAATTATTGAAGAAAGTACCTGAATTTAAGCTTGTTATTGATGTAGACAAGGACAAAGCAAATCATAATACAGATGGTTGGGCAATCTCTGTGAATGGTGTAGGTTCATTAGGTAATAGAACAACCGATGAAGGTCCTCAATATGATTACTATGTACAGGACTTAAAAGAGCTTGTTGAATATCTTAATGACACATCTATCTTCTTTAGCCCATCTTACTCTTTCTATGATGATGAAAAGGGTGAGATAGTTTCTAAAGATCCTAAGAATGCAGTAAGTGTTGTATTCCATGAAGTTTACTTAGGCAACGGAATACTTGACAAGACAGATCCAAGAGCAGTAGATGGACTTGCATATGTTGTAGTATGTGAGAAAGATTGGACGATAGAAAATCCTGGACAAAAATTAGTCGACCTAAATAGTGTTGCTTTCTCAGGATTTAAAGCAGCTAAGTATTATGCAACTAATGCTTACAATTCTAGTACTCCCCTAAAGGTTCGTATTAGACGTTTTAATCATGATGCAGTAATTACAAAGGAACTCAGCAAGGCAGACGTAAATGAAGGTGGTAATTCTCCTTATACAGTACTTACCTCAGTTCTTGATACATTTACTAAGAATGGAACAGCAGCACCTAGTTTAGAGAATCTTAAACGTGACTTCTACGAAATTGCTATATTTGACCCTAGCGTTAATTCTGAACCTGCTTACTTTAATGTAGGTAATATAAAGGGGCGTGGTGATATGACAGTAGATGAGTTGAACAAGTCACTTAAGATGATTCAATTACAGCTCCCAGATAATATGTTAGATTTGGGACTTGACTACTATAACTACTTACCTAAGACTAAAACAACTGGATGGATTCCTGTTAAGAAGACAGAGTTAAGTTCAGAAGAGCTAGGTAAACTAAAAGCTTATGATAGCAAAGCTGATATGAAGGCAGTTAATGCTAAAGTAGGTGATGTTGCAGTAATAGGTCAAAAGACTCCTACATATTACGAATACAAAAATACAACTGTTTACACTTGGCAACTATGGGAAGGTGAAGTAGATACAGTAACTGCAGGAAAAGCTAAGAAGTATAATAGCTTAGAAGAATTGATGGCAGCTTCTGGTACTAATGATGAGATTGCTAAGATTGAAGATATAAATGGAAGAACAGTTTACTATAAGTGTACTGTATCTACTGGTCTTGGTTGGGAAAAGAAGACAGATGGTTCTACTCCAACTGCAACCTATGTAGAAGATTCACTTAGTACTTTAAAGGCTCATGTACTCAAACCAAAAGCAGACGATATTGCTAAGGTAGGGAAAGAGTCTGAAGGTAAGGTCTATAAGTATCAGAAGGGAATTAAACCAGAACAAGCTGATCCAGAAGAACTTTTTGTAAATCTTCGTATTGATCCAGATAAGTATAGTATCTTAGATGTTAGCGATACTGATATTTACAAGGCATTCGATAAACTTGCATTAGATGAAGTATATCAGACAGAAGGTTTAGCTGATTTTGGTTGTACATCACCAGGTGTTCAATCTTATATGTCTAACTTAGCAATAAATGAAAACTACTTCTACCCAGCAAGTACAGTTAATAGTACTAATTACTTAACTATTGCAAATTCAGCAAATAGATTAAGTAAGGACAGCTATAAACTTTATATAAGTGCTCCTTGGGATGTTGATACTGGTACAGTTGGATTTAAGTATTATGCAGCACCTTCTACATTGTACTGGGAAGCAGTTGGTAGAAATAGAGGACTTGATCGCGAATTTGCTCCAATCTTAGGTCAAACTAATGGAGTAGTTCAATATCAGAAGCCAGCAGTAGAGTTCAATAAGAAAACTCGTCAATTATTGTTAAGCAAGAAGATCAATACTGCACTGTGGAATACTCAAACACAGGCTTGGAACATGAACGATAACTATACTAAGCAGTCTGAGGATAATATTATGTCTGATGAAGCTAATAGTCGTCTTATGATTCGTATTAGTAAGTCTATTCCAAAGTTGTTAAGGCAGTTCATTGGTAGAAGAATTGGCGAAACTCTGTATTCTGATATGGAAGGAGTACTAGACTTTTTCTTCCGTACTAATATATTGTCAATGTCTTATACAGTTGATGCATATAGGATTACAATTTCTAGCATTAATAACGAAGAGATTGCACGTCAGAATAAGGTAAATGTTCTCGTTGAAGTTCGTTATCCAAGATCTCTCAAATATGTTGAGGTTTATAATGAAGCTTACGATATGGGAATGCCTTTTGATGGTAAAATCTAATTAAGATCGAAATAAAGAGGGTGAGTACATTTTTAGTTATTCACTCTCTTCGATCCTATTTAACAGTGTAACCTATTAATATGGCAGATAAAACATTACTATCAGACTTAAAAAAGAAAGTTTTTATTAGGTCTACACTTCTAGGAATACATGGACTCGATGAACTACTAGGTATAAATGAAGTAGTATCGGCAGACGAAGTATTGCTAGAGATTTTTAAAAAAGCATTAAGAGAGTTTGAGAATACAACACCATTAATTTGGGAAAGTACTGTTGATAGAACTCAGCTATTACCATGTGATGCGATTGGTGATGGATACTATGAGTTAAAATCTAATTTCACTCTATGGCTTAAATGTCTTCTCCCACTTAACAGAGTTATTCTAGTGTTTAACTCTATACCACTTTGGAGAGTTTCAGGACAAGGTACTAATAATTCTTATGCAGGGTTTGGAGGCTCATCTAGTTATCCTATACCAGGTGCTTATCAGTATGTAACGGATTATAGAAAACCTTACATATTTTTAGATGATGTACCTAACACAACTATCTGTCTGAAAGGTTTAACAAGTTATCCTATTATACCTGATTTCTTACCAGATAGATCATTTAATCATGCATCGGAGAGTAGTGCTATTTACTTTTTAGATGTAGAAAGTGGAGCAAGAGGAAATTTCTTTATGGACTTATGCATGACTCACTTACTTGATTATATTAGGCAGCTTAAGGCATCTCTTCAATTACCTAATATGGCAATTGATGTATTAAGTAATGTTGATGCAGCTTATCAAGAATTAAGAAGTAGGTGTGATAACTATGCAATACAATCAGGTTGGTACGGAGAACTATTACTATAAATATGATAATACTAAGAACAAAAACATATGCAGGTACATTATCTATAGGCGGTAAAGAATCCTTACTGAAAGGCATAAGCGGTGGATTTACTAATTCTATCTCTAAGAAAGCTAAAGGTCTTGTAGGTAAGGTTAGGAAATTACCTTATAAAATCCAAGCTAAATCTCTTATAGCACAGACAACTCCTGTCGGGACTGCTACAAATAATATCGTCGAGTCTGCAATTAGAAGACCAGATGTAGCAGCAACATTAGCCGTAGGACAACTTGCAACGCCTGTGGGATTATCAGTTGGTGGTCCAGTAGGTACAGCATTATTAGCTCCTTGGAGTGGACCAGCGACAGCAGCTGTAGTAAAGAAGCCTATTCTACCTAAGAAAACTCTGATTAAATTAGATAAGAGTGCTATTAAATACAGATCAGGTGAATTTGCTAAGAGATTAGATAATATAAAAACAACAGTGGGCGACGTATTGAACAAAGGTGCTGAAATTGCACATACAGTACCAATCCCAGGTGTAACAATATAAGGAGAGATGATTAAGTTTAGAAATAAATCCTTTTCTATACAAGAAGGTCATTATACTGGGCCTAAAAGCACTGATAACCTACCTGGAATGTTAGAGACTGTTGCCAAAGGTGCGGGTCTCGGAGCAGGTATTGGGGCATTAACTGGAGGGCTAATGAACGATAGAAATGCCGTAGATGATGCAATAACAGGAGTAAAATTAGGAGCAGTTAGTGGTATTGCTGCAAAATTTCTCCTAAACTATTTTCACAAACCTATGACATCTATTAAGTACCAAGAAGTAGATAGAGGAATTAGGAGACAGTTTGGTATTTATCAAGTGGCTGGGGTAGGAGGAGGAGAAACAGTTGATAAAAGAGCTAAGATAGAAGATAAGTTTGACTTTAATAGCCGAAATATAACAGATTATAAAATTACATTTACTATACATGATAATCAAATTATTATGTATACATTCGGAGTAGATAAAGATGAACTAGATAAAATCAACAAAGTCTTAGACTCATACTGTAGAAAATATTTTGGAATGGAGTATGATGCTAAAGTGATAAACTTAAAAGTAAATTCATACTCTGTTAATATTAAGTTTACAAATTGTTTAGCAGTTTGTCAATTTATTATAGAACTTAGTAATGAACTGAAGACTAAGATAAATCTTCTAGATAATAATGCAATAGTTACTAATAGAATCCAAGAAGCAACAGAGGAAGAAGATAGAATTTTCTCAGAGGGTTCAATAACTAAGTATGATGCAGTTAAAATTCTAGGAGGTGGATTTTCTAAGTTATCCATAGGCAAAGGTTTTACTAAGTCACTTCCTGAAGTTATTATGTCAGGATTAGTAACTGCATTGAAAAAAGTAGGAATAAGTGAATTAATAAGATTGGGTATAAAGCCTAATAGAGGTTGGCTAGATAATAACTTCTTAATAGATCAATTGAAGAAGAATTATTTTATCGAAGGACATCACTACTCAATAGGCAACGAAAAGAAACCAGTTCAAATGTCTATTGCTGGTGGTATTTTTATAATTTCATCAGTATTTAATAGCAAGGAAGATAAGAAAATATCAGGAATGCAGAAAGAACTAAAGCATATTATAAACAAATCAAAGATAGATAATATCTCAACCTACACTTATGCGATCAGAAGTGAGAGTGAGTTCCGAACTGTCTTGAAGAAGTTTATGGATTTAGATCTCAAGCCAAATTTATATAACAATGAGCTGATATGATAAAGTTTAGAGAGAAGGATTTTTCAGTTTTTGATAAAAATATGTTAGATAACATTAAAAATAAACTAGAATCTGAGAAAATAGAAGATTTTGAGATTACTGAGAAAGTACCTAAGGATTCAATTAGTATAACTGGAGATATTAAGGACATAAAACTCTACATACCAATTGACTTAGAATATACTCAGATTAAGATAGAAGATTTTATTAGAGAATTGTCAAAGTTTAATAGATGTAGTACTAACTTAGATAGAAATATCTTTGTTATGAAACTGTCTGATAGCTTAACCTTACCTCAATATATTAAGTTAGTTAAGTTTATTATAGAGGAAGAAGGTTTTTGCTCAATTCTAAAAAGCATTTAAATAAAATAAGATAATGGCAGAGAATATGGTATTAAAGAGTTTAGACTTGAGTAATAAATTCTATCAAGCAGCTCTTAGTAATATAAAAGCACAGTTAGAAATCTTAGGTACTAAATTTGTCGTATTAAGACCTAAGGAAAATAGCAAGTGGAAGAATGTGTTTGGTGGATCATATTCATCTGACAGTACACTAGAGAATGACTACGATGAGTTTACTACTAACTTAATAGTCAACTTAAATGATATGAAAGATGTATGGAATAGGAATAGAGATAGTATAGAAGCTTTCACAAATGATGGATCTCTTGAAGTAGGTGATGAATTACAGTATACAAGAAATAAAAGAACGTATAGATTTAAGATTTCACTAAAACAGGGATACAGTGAAACAGGCGATACTCTCTATTCTTATACCTTAATGAGTATTATCGAAACACTTGACATGTAAAATTATGGATGAGGAAATAAGAAAACAAAATAAAATTCCCGGGTCCTGTGAACAATTTACTAAGCCAGAAGAAATAAAAGCTCTCAATAAATATCTAAGAAAACTAAAGAAAGCTTATGATGATAATACTGTCTTAGAAAAAGATAAACTAGGTGTTATTGGTTTCGATGGACAATTAATAAAAGAAACACCACTTAGTACACAGGTAGAGAAAATAGAGACAAACAGAGAAGTAAGTCTAAGTAATTCAGTCCTTAGTGTTGATGGTGAGAGTAAGGAAGTTTCACTAAGTGATACAGTAGATAAAATTAGTGATAGTAGAGAATACCAACTAAGTGAAACAAAAGAAAAAATAAGTGATGATAGAGAGTATCCATTAAGTACACAAGTAGAAAACTTAAGTGATGATAGAATACAGACCTTAAGCAGACTAGTTGAGAAAATAGGTAATGGAAAAAAAGAAACCTCACTTAGCAAAAAGACAGAAGGAATATTAAATAGCTCTAGTATTAAAACAAACTCACTAAGTAATCAAATAAATAAATTACTCAAGGAAAATAAAGACTTAGATGTAGAATTAAGTAAACATAAAGATACATTAGGGCAACAAGATATAGAATTAAGTCTTAGTGATAAGATAGATACAATAGAGGACGAACGTGAATACCCACTAAGTACTAAAATAGATCGGATAAAGACTGATGAAGATTTAGCTCTTAGTGATAAAATATCGGACTTAGAAGTAGATGAAAGAATAGAGCTCAGTGACGAAGTAGATAAGATAAAGGATACAAGGGATAATAAACTGAGCGATAAGAAGGATAAAATTAACCCACAGACAAAACCTGAATTAAGTAAGAAAGTTTCAAAAATAAATGATCATACTAGTAATAGCTTAAGTGATCAGATTAGTAAGATAAAAAATGAAACAGTACAGCCAGACTTAAGTAGAAAGGTAAGTCAAATAGAAGATCATAGGGATAATAAACTTAGTACTGATAGGCCAGATAAGCTTAATGCAAAAAATGAAATTCCGCTTAGTAGTGATGTCGAAAAACTAGATACTAAGCTAGAAACAGAATTAAGTAATAAGGTTGATGAATTAAGCGATGATAGAGAATTTTCATTAAGTGCTTATATAGACAACCTAGAAGATAATTCTGAACAAGAGCTTAGTAGTAATGTCGAAAAACTAAGTGATGATAGAGAGTATCCATTAAGTACACAGGTTGATAAAATCAGTGATGACAAAGAATATCCACTAAGTACTAAGAAAGAAACAATACAAGATAATTCAACTAGTTTATTAAGTGCACAGATTGAAAAACTAAGTGACGATAGAGAATATCCACTTAGTACACAGGTAGATAAGATCAGCGATGACAGAGAATATCCACTAAGTACTAAGAAAGAAACAATACAAGATAATAAAAGTTACTCACTAAGCGATATCATTAGTAGAATACAAGATACAGGTAATGATGTGGCCTTAAGTAATCAAGTAGAAAATGTAGTAGAGGATAGTACAGATGGAATACATAAACAGTTCGATCCGGCAAAAGACCACTTATCTAATACAGGTACGAAGATTATATCTAACAAAGGCGTTAATGTAGAAGAACTAAGTAATAATAGTGAGGAAACAGAGAAACTCATAGGCGAAGTAGGTGAGGTAGAGCTAAGTAATGAGAAACAAAAAGTAGGGGCTGAAGAACCAAGTCTGACTGATTTTGAGAGGAAATTAATAGACTACAAAGATCTCAATAACTACTACAATAACTTACTTAACTTCACAAAAAATAAAGTCTTAAATAAAGGTTGGGCTAGTAAAGTTTCATCACTTATATCATCTTACTTAAGTAGTGGAAATATAACAGAGGCAAAAGCTAGGGAATTTGAAAAAGCATTGTATAAAGCAGCAATGAAAGATCCAAATCCTACACCAATGCCTGCTACGAAATTACCCAAATTCAATATTAACTCACTAAATATAAATAACTACTTAAGATTTGTAGCTGAGAAGATAATAGGTAGAAATTGGCATAATCAGAAATGGCTAAGAGCTTTTCTACTTGATGAAACATTAGCAGTTCTTGTACTAGCTCGTGAAGAAGGTGAGAGATTAAAGAAAGCAAATAGAGATAGACTTCCTGGCAATCCTGATATACTTAATGAACTTATAACAGGTGGAGTAAAAGAAGGTCTACAAGATGGAGTAAAAAGAGTAAAAGATAAAGTAGTTGGATTAATTCATGGCGAAAGTTTAGAGAAAAAATATCCAATAAACCGTCCAATTGATAAAGACACCCCACAAACAAATGAATTAGGTTATCAAACATGGACGAAGACTAACTCAAAGGGCGAAAGCTTTAAGGGGATGTCTTTAAAGGATATAGGAAAAAAACTAATAAATGCTGCAATAGGTAAAGTAGATAGTTCACCTGAAAGATATGAATTTAATGAAAACTATATAGGACGAGGAGCTTTTCAGGGTATTAATACAACACTAGAAAATCTCTGTATGGTATCTAATGTAGAAGAGATTAGAACTGTACAAGATCTTTTTAATGTAATCGAAAAAAGCCCCTACATGTCAACAGCTAGTAAGGTAGTATCTGGTAAAGATAGTCCACTGAAAGTATTAACCTTAGACTCTAATTCATTCTGGGAGATTATTTTTGAGCCTTTTGTTGCAGCAGAGAATGGAAAAGTATCATATCTGCCACCAATAGAGGAGATAAATCTATGGAATATGCTAGATCACGGTGTAAATACTGGATATAGTAGGTGGCTGCCTATTACCTCTTTTGAAATGCAGAAAGCTAAGCTAACTACTAAGACAGCTGGATTATTTGAAGGAGAAATAAGCTTTCCTACTTCTCTAGAGTTTAGTAATGAATTTAGGATAACTATTTCAGATGATCAATATAAATCATTCAGAAACTACTTTGAGAAATGTATGGAAGTCTCTGTATTTAATAGTGAGCCTCATGGACCTGAAGACTATGGACAAGATGGAAACAATAACTACATAGGATATAGTAAACCCTATAAGAAACTTACATCAGTGGATAAAAACTTTTCATGTATTGCACCTTATAAGAATGTAACTTTCAAGTGCTCTATCTATTGTATGACACCACAGAAAGGAACTATTAATAGGTATGAACTACTATTGACTCTTAAAGATCTAGTAGAAGAAAGGTTTGGAGAGATAGAAGCAAGTGGAGGAGACTTAACTGTATCTTTTAGTATAGTTGGTGAAAATCCATCTCATATCTCATCAACTGGTTCAGGTTCAGGGTCTACTCAGCTTAAAATGGCAAAGAGTGTTTATGAAGGTATTAATAATAAAGTTTCTACCAAAGCTGATAAAATATTAAACAAGCGTCCTAAAAGTGTAACAGGTATTGGAGTAATTGGAGGATAATATATGTACTTAAGATTAGGAAAAACAAAAATAAACTACTTATCTCCTAGTATTGATGATTTTATTATACTAGCAGAGGTAGTTGATTCTGATATGTCCTTTGAGAAACCTGTATTTGTTAGAACTGTTGATGAATTAGTTCTTTGGTTTGGTAAAGATTTCAAAGATTATGACTACTTGAAAGAATTAATAGGTCAAGGTAATGTATTATACTTATTTAAACCTATCAACGAAAGCAATAATTGGAGAAATGATTTTATAGCTTATCACAGGTTTAGGGATATTGAAGGAGAATATTATAGACCTTCAGAACTTCCTAAGGTTGGTGAGAGTGATAAAATATATAAGGTAATTAATTTTGATGGCAATGGTAGATTTACTAAAGATGATCTCAATTTTGATAAGATTATTTGGATTCAAGAAATAAATGATTTTGTTAATATAGATGACCTACCACAGAATATAGAAACAAGGGAGTCAATTTCAACACTAAATAGGGATACTCTGAGAATCTGTCATCGAGAGTCTAAGATCAAATATTGTAACCCGATATATGGTCAAAAGGAGAATATCGAAGAAAACGGTGAGTCTCTATTATCAGTTAAGCCGTCTTTAAGAAATCTTCAGCTTGATCTTATAGAAAAAGGATATCAAACACTAGCCTTTAAAGTTACTTATGATGAAAACATAGTACCTAATAAAGATTCTTACCTAGTTATACAATCTAAAGAGAGTGGCGAAAAAACAATCCTATACTTTGGAAATACAGTACCTAGTGAGAAAATAGTAGAAAGTAAGTACTATAATACACAGAAGAAAGTAACCGACTATAGAGACTTATTTGAAAAACTTAAGGCTTTTGGTTTTGGTATAGAAGGGGATAAAATAATGGCACCTTTTCCTATACAATCTACGTACTTTTATAATATAGAAGGTTTCAGTCTAGTACCTGATAAGAAAACGACTAACTTTATACTAGATGTTCTCAGTGTTGGTGATGCTAGAATAGAATTTTGGTCAAAGACTATAGGATCTGGTGGTATTGATGGTGATATTAAAATTAAGATCGAAGATACTGGAAATAATTTCTATAGAGTAACAGTTAATAGATTTGACATACAGGAAATTCATGAAGGATATAGCGAAACAGATCAAGTAGACGAAAGATTAGATACAGTAATAAATAAAAATTCAAAAATAATTTATTGTAGACTAATTCAATCTTTCTTAGGTTCTTGGTTAAATACTAGAAATGATAAAACTCTAGAATATCCTGCAGTCTATAGTAGTGACCCTAGTAATAATGAAGACTATATGGTACTTCAAAACCCTAGAGATCATAGAATACCTGAGGGAACTTGGATATTGAGAGGAAGTGAAGTAGAAAAAAGTGTTTCCTTTGATGCAGCACTTAATACTCTCCTTAGTAACTCAGATACTCTCTACCTAGATTACTTAATGTTACCTAATCCTAGTAGTTATGAAAGTAGTCAGGTTAAAGTAGATGAACACTATAAACTCTATGATGATCTACTAGTAAAACTCAAAGAAATTAATTGTCAGGCTCTAATCGAAAACTCTGATAGTACAATAGAGGGAAATAAATTAGATGACAGGAATAATTACTTACTATATTTCTATGGATCAATGGAAGTAAGTAATAGATATAGACCTGGATACTATACCTACTTAAGAGGAATACTAGAAAATAAATACTCTTACTCTACTACAGATATCCTATATAGAACTCCCATGGACGGTAAAAAACTTTATGGGGATTCTAAGTTAATACAGGATAGGTATAAGTCAAATTATATGATAGATAATGGACTTTACTATTATTATCCTGCATACTTAGACGGAGATTCTTATATAACTAGTGGAATAATGAGGTTCTGTCTAGGTAAAATACAGAGAGAACTTGAGAAAAATAAGTGGAGTTACCTATCACTTAGATCAACTGGACCAATTAGAAGTACAATTGAGGGAATACTTAGGAAGATAGCTGATAGATTCTCCGTAATTAGACAGATTCTGATAAGGGACTTTAGGATAGATTCGAGAAATAGTAAGTTAGAGCTAAAAATAGATACTATTATAAGCGACCTAGTAAAGAACGAGATCAGCTTAGATGTTACAATAAACTATAACAAAACAATATAAATAAATAATTAAACATGGCAACAGTTACAGAATTAGTAAGAGGTAGTCAGCTTAGAGCTAAATTTATTGACTATACCTCAACCTACCGTGACAATAACAAAGAATTCCTTCGCGGTGATATGTGGGAATTTAAGGTAATCGCGGCACCTAAGATTGTTTACTATCCAGGTGATGATATAATCAATGCGAGACTTAATTCAGTTCAGGTTGGTGTTGATACTAGTGTTACTGGTATAGAAAAACGTATGAGAGGTGGTTATGCAATCTACCAACAGACTAACCAAACCACTTCAGGTAACTTGACTTTGAGCTTCGTTGATAAAGAAGACCAAGCTATTACATATTTCCTTGATGACTGGAGACAGAAAATTTCAGATCGTGAGACTAAATATTCTTTCCGTAAGGATGATGTTGTAATGGACTGTAAACTTTTTATCACCAATGCACAGAGACTTGATGTTCGTGAGCTTACCTTCTACAATGTGATTATACAGGATGCAGGTATAGATAATAATGGACAAGCAGAAGCAGAAAGTGATCGTTCAGATGTAACAATGTCAGCTAAATTTGAACATTACTCACTAGAATTCAAGAATCTCTAATCAAAACATACAGACTTAAGGAGAATAGGATTTAGTTCTTTATTCTCCCTAGGTCAAAATCGTATTCATCATGATATTATACAAACAAAAGCAGTATAGTGAAGATAGTAGAGAAGCTTTTATTAATTACTTGAATAACTTAGAAGCTTGGAAAACTAGATGTAAGAATCTTCATTGGGCAGCTGAACATAAAAATATACACGAATATTTGGATGAATACTATAACATTCTGGTAGATTATCAAGATAAAATAGCTGAGACTTATATGGGAATTACTGAAAAGCTACACCCACTTGATATAAATCCGACAGCTTGTGATAAGATTACAGCAATTGATCTTATAGAGGATGTAATTAACATAACTGCTGTAGAATTTTATCAGAGTATACCAGATGATGTAGTATTTATGGGTATTAGAAGCGAAGTTGAGTCATTTATGCAAGAAACAGAGAAATATAAGTATCTGTTTGGACTGTGTAAATAATAGACTGTAAAGAGACTTGCTAAGAACAATAAAAGAGTAAAGGATATTATATGTTAATAGAAGGTAAAGTATCCCTCCTAGAGAGACTAACTAATGTATGGACCAAGTTTCTGGAAGTAACTAGCAAAGTTAGTTGGTTTTCTATTCTCAAACTTGTTGTATTTGCTGGTCTTATTGTGGTAATGGTTGGGTTTTTCATCACTATAGAAGATAGGAATACTAGAGTTATCCTATCAAAAGCAATAGTAGCTGATAGAGAAAACCTGAGAAGAGAAGATAACTACGCATTTGACCTGAATGACGAAATAGAGTCAAGCGTTAATAATG